TACCTCTGTTTGTTGAGTTTTAGTTGAAAATTCTTAAACATAATATAACTTATTAAATCTTTTATACAATATTATTTTCTACCAATCTTATAAGTAGTTGTCTTGTTTGGTCCTAATTTTTTCTTTATATAGCTATGCCCTTCATTGTGTAAATATCTTATAACACCATCAGGCATTGGCTGTGATTTAGATGTTAATACTCTGCCCATCTTCTTTAGTGCCTCTACCTTTGCACCTTCTTTAATCCAACCTATTTGAAATCCATTTCTCATTGTTTTAATTAAACTATAATCTGTTAGCAATGCTGATGTTAATATTGGTGCTTTGCTATTAGCATATTGTGATGCTTGAAGTTTAAATTTATTTGCTCTTTTTCTTTCACCATACAATTTACTATATGCTTTAAATGGCTTACCAAATACATCTTTAGCTTTTACAAATATATGTTCTCTATATCTATTTCTAACATTGGGTCCTACTCTTAAAAAGAATGTCTTATCAAGCATTAACTTTATCTCCTTCAAAGAATGTAGTACCTTCTTCAGATGCTATCTCCCACTTATGTCTACAATTAAATCCACCACCATCAACTAATACTGCTTCACCAAATTGACTTTTGATTTGATTTAATGTTAATCTACCAGCAGAAGCCATTTGTAAACATTTATCTCTTGTTTTTTCATCAACTGGACCAATATAGACATATTTAGTATTACTTGGTGCTATGTCCATCATTTGATTTGTTACCTGTCTTGAATAAGTATTGAGGCTTGTATTTACCAATGTTTGCATTTGAGCATTAGATATAGAAGCATCAGTAACACTTGCAACTATTTCTGTAATTGATAGTCCTGCTTGTACTCCCTTAACTACTTGTGTTCTTATATGTCCTGATATAGTTCTTATAATTGAACTATCAAATAGTTGTTCATTGAGTGTTGCAAATCCAGTTAATAATCTACTATCTATATTAGCAAAGCCTATTGTTGATTCTAATACTCCTCTATGTGCATTAGCAAATACAGATGTTGCTTTTTGTAGTTTAGATTTAAGTGTACCTTCAATATCTATTGTAGATACTATCTCTATAAAAGCACCTAATGTCATAGTTCTTTTAATGTTATATAAATCAGTAAGTAGGTCTGTTTTTGCTTTATCAACAAGATTGGCTATTTGTTCTGATGAACTGTCTATGTTGCTTTGTAAGGACATTATATCTTCTTGTTGTAGTAAGCTGCTATTAATGTTTTTCCAAGATACAAAATGCCAAGAACTCCTACTACTGAAATTATATCAATAGTATGATTGCCACTATCACTTTCAATGGTCCCTATTGGAGTTTCAACCTTAAATGATTGTAGTTTTTTTGGTTCTTCTGGCATTATTCAACAGGTTTAGCTAATGCTTGTAATAATGCACTTCCACTATCTTCTTTAACTTCTTCTACTTTCTTTCTTTCTTCTAAATATGCCTCTGCTTCTGCTCTATCTAAATCAGGATTCTGTTGCATCAACACATCTGCAAGATCAATAAGCCCTTTGGATAATTCCCATTCCCACTTATCTCTTTGCTCTTGATTGTTTAATACATCAATAGATTCAGAGTAATCTACATCTTCTAAATCACCAGCATCTTTGCCTTGTTCTACTGCTATCATTAATCTTTCTAATTCAAATAGCTTGTACTCTATGTCTTTCCATCTAACAACATCTGATTTTCTGTTATCAGTAAGTTCTTGGTTTCTCATCTTTAAGGCTACTCCAGAAGAAGCTGTGGTCCCTTCAACAAAAGATATAGGGAGATGGTAGTTTTGTGCTAACATCTTGTATGAGGATTGTATGGATTCATCAAGTGCTGGAACAGCATTGGGAGGAGAAACTATGCTGATACTACCATCTACACCTAAATAATTAATCTTGTCTTGTCCTATCTGCATAGTGTCTTTATCAATACCAGCACCATTAACAAATAGATAGCCAAATGATTGGAACATTATGTTTGCATTTTTATTTGTTTCTGCTACATTCATAGCCAAGTTAGTTTGTATTAAATCTCTTGAAGCATTAGTGTCAAGATAATCTGTTTCAGGCTTACCATCTCTAAAACATTCTATGAAAGGTAATACACCATAAGGATTAACCATATCAGGATTATCATCTGTTGTATATTGCTTTCCATTGTTATCAAATACAAAAGTATTCTCTGCATCCCAATAAACAAACTGCTCTGGTGTAGTATCAAGTACACTTGCTTTCTGTGCAATAGGATAAACAATAGCATAAGGATTAAGTGGGTCAGTATCAAAGAGTGGTTCATAATCCATAATAATATCATATTCTATATAACCTTTTCCATCTTTTATTCTCCAACATGGTTTAACAAGAACACCATCTAATAAATTTGTCATCCTCTCTAATCTCTGCAATTTCAAGTTTTTCTGAATAAAGTAATCAGGAGTATCTTCATTGGAATATAGTCTTACAGGAGGTGTCATATAAACAAGAGATATTCTATCTATTACTCTTTTAGTTATATTAACATTCCCAATAGGTACTTTAGATAGTGTTGAATCACTAAAGTATTTACTCACATATTCTTTAGTAATACCTTTGTAGTAATCTAATGCTTCATACCTTGATTGTTTCCACTTGTTCTTTCTTTGTTGTTGAACATCCCATTTGCTGTAAAGGACTGCTAACTTTCCCATAGATGGTATCATAAATTATTCTCCTGTTATCTTTCTTGTGTTCCTAATAGTGGTTTAATTGTTGGATGCTTATAGTCCACATAATAACCTAAAGCATCTGACAGATGGCTCAATTCTTTATTACTTGTTTTATCTATATCTCTTGTTCCTTCTTTATTAACTACCTGCTCTAAATCTCTTATAAGTCCTTTACATTTAGGATCAATAATCATATTACCTTTAGCCAAGTTATTGTTCATGCTATTAACTCTATTAACTACTAAAGGATTGATATGTCTTACATTAACCATAAACCCATTCCTTCTTATAATCTCTATATCACTAAACCTTGCAGAAGAATGTCTTGCTGCACCAGTAGCATCTGGATAAGCATTATACTTTGCATTAGGGTATTTCTGTTTAATAGTTCTACACATTCTATCTGTTAGTACATCTCCACTACCATCTGCATCAAGTTGTATTTCATCAATTACTTTGATGTTAGGACTATGTGCTTGTTCTTGAATGATACAGACACATTGTGGCATAACATTGAAGTCCCATCCCACATGGATTGGCTGACTTCTGTTGTATTTACATTCTTTGACATTCTTATCTCTTTCAAATCCATGATATGTATTCCCTCTTTGTAAGTTAGTAAACTGCCCTTCTAAATATGCTTTAAGTAGATTCTCATCATAGTTATCCCTCAATGATTGTATATAGTTTTTAGGTAGATATGGATTATCTGTTGTCTTGCCATGTACTACTATCTTGTCATCTGATGCTTTATTAACAAGAAAATCCCAACAAAAAGAATATCCTTCAGGTGTACTTGTTATAAATAGTTCTGCATCTTCACATCCTCTTAATCTACCAAGAGCCTTTGATATAGCTATTTCTGCATTTTTAAATGATTCTATGTCTAATTCATCTACACCTGCCCATGTATAGCTTGAGCCAACAATCTTATTAGCCTGATTTGTTACATATATTTTAATGTTTCCAAACACAGTCCTGAACTTATGTGATGCTATGTTATAATCATAAGGTATCTTGCACTTCTCTAATAGTTCAATAAATGGTTGTACAAATACTTCTTCTGCTAATGAATAGGTAGGATATAATATAAGTCCATTAGATTTACCTGTTAATGGATTGATTTTATTAGTAAGACAATATGCTGCCTTTGTAATTAATACCTTTGTTTTACCTGAACCAAACCCACCTATCATAGCACTTATCCTTGCTTTAGGATTACCCTTCTTTGTTAAGAAGTCCCATTGATGTGGTAAGTAGTTTTCTTTTTTAAGTATTAATGGATTATATTCCTTCAAGTTCTATCCTGTCAAATGGTTTAGTTAGTTCAATCTGATGTTTCTCATCATAACCTCTGCTCTTACCCTTTGTTTTTAGAAAGAATATAATAGCTGTCATTTGATGTGGAGATGTACTGTCTTTAATCTTTTTAAGTAATTCATTTTCTGCAAGATCAATTAATCCAGCTTCTACATTATTACAATCTTCCTTGAACTGCTCATCCTTATCTATCCAACTATAATATGTTCTTCTGTGTATATTTGCTGCTTCACAAGCCTTTGTTATGTGTCCAAGATTATTAGTTAAGGCTTCAATGAATAATTCTTTTTTAGTAGGTTTTTGTGTATTTTGTGTATTTTTAGCCATATAATGATATTGTAATATAACATATTAAATTATTTAAAAAAGTTAAAATGTTTCTTATCTAATCTTTTCTTGTACTTAACAGCTTCTTTTTTACTGATAAACTTCTTACCATTACATATATAAATAAAGCCTAATTCTTGTTTAATATCCATCATTTAAAATCTGTTATTACTATTTCTACATGAGATTCTTGATATTCATCACAAAAATTCTTTGTTGCTACAAGAGATACAATCTGATTATCATCTTTAAATACTATGCCACTCATACAATCTAAATAAAACTTAATATGATTATCTATGTCTGGTTTAGTTGTTTTCCATTTAGGTGCTGATGGTTTTATATCATACTTATTATAATGTGATTTAGGTCTTTGTATATAAAAGTTTATTTCTAATAATACTGCATTATCAAAAGGCTTTTCCATGAATTGATTTACTATCTGTGGTATTACTTTCTTCTTATCTTTTGCTGATGGATCATAAACAAACCCTCTATTAGTATGTCTATGCCTTTTCTGTGAATATACTGGTCCTGTTATCTTTATGTATTTAGTCAAAATATCATACCATTTGTTTCATTACCCCAACTATCCCAACCTTCTCTTTTGTTTCTTGCAAATAATTCTAAATAATTACCATAAGATACTCTTTCAATATAATCATACATTTCTTCAGGTTTTTTTGAGTGTTCTTGTCTTTTTGCATTTATTAATGTTGTTCCTTGTTGTCTTTTACCATCTTTTAACTTATATGGTAGTTTTCCTTTTATCCCAAATAAACAATGTTCTGTTTGTCCTCTAAAATATTGTCCTAATCCAAATCTATCTTTTCCCCAAGTGATCATAGTTACATATCTAAATCCCCATTCTTCCATAACTTTCAAACCATCTTTCAAAAAATTATTTGTTACCCATAGATATAAATGAGCATTATTTTCAGAAACACACTCAACAATATCTTTCATGTTTATAATATCTTTTGTTTTCATTGTTTTATAGTGTTTGTCAGCACCTCTTTTAATCTTCCCCCCCCCATTTCACTCCAAGCAGGATCAGCATATATTGTTTTATATTTAGTCATATTTAATTATTTGGGGGATTCATAGTGAGTAGTGTGGAGAAACATACAAGGGATAGTATATTTCATGAACCCCCCTTATTTTATTTTAATCCTAATGCTTTTCTTTTATCTTCATCTGATGCTGCATTTTCAGATTCTTCTTTAAATTTCTTTTGTTGCTCTTGATATTCCTTCTCTATTCTTGCTTCCCTTTTTGCTACATCTTCATCAGAAGGTTGAAATTTCATACCATTGTTAAATTTCTTATCATTCTTTTGCCATGTAGCCATTCTTTTTCTGATATTAAATATAGATTGCTGCTCATATCTTAATACACTACCACCATCATTATGTTCTGTCCAGTAATCTATAAATTCTTTTAACATCTGTGGATTAATGTGCATATCTAATGTTTCTTTATCTACTCTTTTTGCAAAACATTGTTTCCTTGTTTCTATATCTTTACCTTTGTCTATATCCTTATCTTTATCCTTAATACTTACATAAGTCTTATCTAACTCTATGTTATATTTTTTTAAGAGTTTAATAACACTTAAATGGACCTTCACATTTGGATTAAGTGGTAGTCCATACTGGAAGGAAATAAACTTTGTTAAGTAATATTTGTTATCTCCAAGTTCTTGTATATTATCTCCAAAGGCTTCAAGTATCTCTTTAAGTGTATAATTTTCACCTATTTGGAATGATAGAAGATC